ATACTCGGTATCGCCCAGCAGCTTGTCCACGTAGGTTCGAGTTCTGCTCATGCCGCCCCCGGACCGTTCAGGCCAAACAGATCGCGCAGCAGCGTTTCGACTGCCGCGCCCTTTGCGTTGCCGTCCTGCAGCCAGAGCCGGCCGTAGTCGTGAAAGCCCAGCGTGCCGCGGTCGCCGTGCCAGTTGGCGACCATCTGCAAGAGGGCGGACAGTGCCGCAGCACCACCGACCTTGACCTGCGCCAGTTCCTGGCCGGCCACCTTGAGAAACTCCCGCTCCAGCCTAGTCATGACCTTGCGGGGTGCCATCGGTTGTACGTTGCTCATGCCGCCTTCCCCTTTTTCTTGCCGTGCTTGTTGGCGAAGTAGGTACGCCCCATTTCAACCTCCTCTTGGCTCATTTCACGCGAGCCCGCGAAGTTGACGAATCGTCCATACATTCCCTGCTGCTGGAGCAGACACATGCCCGGTGGCGCGTGTCGGCACTTGGTCATTAGGATCTCCGTGATTCCGTTCTGGCCGGCCTCGCTGTCCATGTCCCGGTGGACCATCAGGATGCAACTGGCGTCAGCCTCGATCTCCCCCGAGTCGCGCAGGTCGCTCGACTGCGGACGCTTCCCGGGCCGCTTGGTCGAGTCGCGGTTGAGCTGCGCCAGTTCAATGACCGGCACACCGAGTTCCTTGGCCAGGCGCAACAGCGCCTTGTTGGTCTTACCCACTTCCTCGCTGCGCGTGCGCCCTTTCGCCTCCGGTGGAATCAGGCCCAGGTAGTCGACGACGATCCCGGCCAGGCCGTGCTCACGCTTGACACGCCGCGCGGTGCTGCGGATCTGGCTGGCGGTCACGTTGGGATCGTCGCAGATGAACAAGGGCGCCCCCTTGGCCTTGGTCACCGCAGATGTGATGCGCGGCCAGTCGTCGTCACCCAGTTGCTGCGGATCGTCCAGGCGCTTCAGGTCCACTCCCCCCAGCGAGGCGATGGAACGCACGCCCAACTCCTCCTCAGGCATTTCCAGGGAGAACACCAGCCAGGGCTCCCCTACCTCGCAGGCGTTGTACTGAGCGATCTGCAGGGCAAGTGTGGTCTTGCCACTGCCGGGAAGGCCGGCGATAACGGTGAGCTTCCGAGGGCGGATGCCGCGCACCAGCTTGTCGAGATCGGCCAGGCCAGTGCCGGGCCACTGAGGCGCGCGGCCGTTGAACTTGTCGTCGATAACGTCGACAGCCTTGAGCATCACCTCGTCGAGCCGCTTGTACTTCGGCGCCTCGTCATCGAGGTCGCGCAGATCCGCCATCGCCTGCTGCGCTCTGGCGATGATCTCAGGCAACGGCCGGTCATCCGTGGCGGAAGCCTTCACCGACTCGGCCGTGTCGATCAAGCAGCGTAGGATGGACCGCTCCCGGACGTGCCGGACGTACGTCCTCCAGTTCGCCACCGAAGGCACATTGCGGGCAATGTTCCCGGCATAGGGAATGAGCTTCGCGCCGCTGGGCAGCACATCGCGGACCACTCCCACGGTCACCGGATCGACGGGAATCCCTTCCTCGTAGCAATCCTTGATCGCCTGGAACAGCGCGGCGTTATCCTCGAAGTAGAAATCGGCGGCGGTCACGCTGGACAAGGCCTCGTCAACCAGCGCCTGATTCTGCTGAAGCGCGGACTGCAAGATAGCGCCGAGCACGCCGAACTCAGCCTCTTCGCTGTACAGCTCTCGGCTCACTCCAGAACCTCCCGGCGAGCGGAGCCCCAGGTGAAGCCAACAGCCTTGCCGCCGTTCTCGCGGAGACGATCCACCGCACGATCACCGATGTACTTGGCGACCTCCTGCGCGCTCATGTTCGAAACCACCACCGTAGGCCGCATCTCCCGATACCGGCGGTCAATCACCTCATGGAGCAGCCCCAATTCGTACTCGGTACCGCCCTGCGCGCCGAGCTCGTCGATCACCAACAGGTCGAAGCCCGCCAGCTCTTCGAGAGCGTCCCGTTCGGTGTACTTCGCCGCCCGGTTCATCGCCCCCTTAGCCACACGGATTATCTCCGACGCCGAGGTGATCACTGCTTGGGCCTGAAGGTTCCGTACGACGTACTGGACGATTGAGCACGCGAGATGGGTCTTGCCCGTCCCAAGGTTGCCCAGGAGCAAGAGGCAGCGGCCGTCCTGGAAGTTCTCCACGAATCGCTCGGCATACTCCCGGCATGCTTCCAGCACCGCCACCTTCTCCGCCTTGCCGTCGGTGCGGTAAGTCTCGAAAGTGCTGGCCCGGTAGCGAGCGGGGATGCCAGAACCAACCAGCAACTCGTTGATCTTGCGTTGGGTTTTCTCAGCCAAGGCCACCGAAAACTCCTCGCTCCCCGGCCCGCGATTCACCCCATCCCAAACACACCGAGAGCAAGACCAGGTCAAGTAGCTGCCATCAAACTGCTCCACCTGGATCGAGTGGTAGTCACCGTGAACCGGGCAGCGAAGAGAAGGGCTTTCTTCGCTCTTGCGGTTGGGTTTACGCCAGAAGTTAAAAATTTGCTCTGCCATCGTCGCGGTCCTGGTACATGTCGGGGGTGTGTTTGGGGAGGTTGGTGAAGCTCGATGCCGGGCCAGCATCAGGGGCTATCTCGTCTTCCCATCGTCGCCCGTTGAGCCAACTGGCCGGCAGCGGAACGAACTGGCCGTTGTCCTTCAGCCAATCACGCTGTCGGCAGTGCTTCGGAAGCGCCGCCATGATCACAGGGTGCAGAGCAGGGTCGATCTTCCGCCAAGCCTTCTCCGCCTTCGCTCGATCCTTGTGCTTTGGGTAGGCCTGGTAAAACTCCTCGAAACCATCCAGAGGATTGGGCTTGGCCGGCCGTTTCCCAGACTCGGTTTTTCCCTTCCGATCACCCACGTCGTCCGAACCGGTTTCGCCGGTTTGGACATGCTCTTTAGGTTCTTTGGTGGTTCTTTGGTGGTTAAGTGACGGATCGGGTGCAACCGTTGCACCCCGTTGTGTCGTCAGTTGCACCCCGTTACGTCGTGGTTTGCACCCCGTTACGTCGTCATTTGCACCCGGTGCAACCGTTGCACCCCGTTCCATCGAGAGGTCGTACACCATCGGCAGGCGATCCCGGTGCGAGATGTAGGCGGCAGCGATTGCCTGGTTTCCACGGCGAATAACACCAGCCTCCTCGAGGGACCGGAGCTTGTACTGGACAGTCCGCTCGGATAGCCCTGTATCACTGCTCAGCGTGGCGATAGAAGGGAACGCCCCCTTTCCCGCCTCGTTGGCATAGTTCGCCAGGCACAACAGCACATGCCTCATGGCGGCATCGGTAACGACCTGCTGCTCCAGTGCCCAGGTCATGGCCTGAACGCTCATATGTCTAACTCCTCGGTAACGCGCTTCACGAAGTCGTGGTATCCCTCGGCCATGAGGAATCCTTGGTCTTCAAGCGCACCGCGGCATGCCTTGGCGTGGCCGTAGAGCACCCAACGCTCACGCTCGGGCAGGTCGCGGAATTGACGGTAGGACGGCCAGGGCCCGGCGATCACCGGGCGGCCGCTGGGGCTGGTGGTGATCCGGCCCGGTTTCGGTTGTGTGGTCATTGGATGGTCTCCCCGGTGTACTTGGCCTGCGTGAACCGGCCGTCCCAGGTGGCTTTCATGACCAGCTTTTGCTGCATGTAGAGTTGGTGCAGGCGCTGGGCGCCGGCCAGCAGCAACTGCAGGTCGTACTTGATGAAGGAGTCACCGCCCTCGGGGGCGATCTTGCGCGGGCGCTCGGTGAGGTACTTGTCGCGGACACGGCTGGCGACGCGATACCGCGGTGCGCCCTCCTCTTCGCGCTGCTCATTGAAGAGCCAGCCGAGTTGGCACAGGGTGCTGTTTACCTTGGCGCAGTTCACCCCGTTCAGGCGCTTGCAGAACTGAGTAGGCGTCTCGCCTACCATGAACAGCGATTCAAGGCTGGAGATGGTCTCGGCCTGGTGCTGATTCTCCAGTTGCAGGACGGCGTTCTGTTCCTCCAGGTCAGCGGCCAGCCGCAGGGCCTCGGCTCGGGTACGCGGGATCTGGTAATCGCGACCGGTACGCTCAGCCTCAAGCTGCTGCCAGCGGTCGATCACTCGGGCACGATGCTCATCGCTGTAACCAGCAACGACCAGGTGAGTATCCCTCTCGATCAGGTCATACACAGCGATCGGACGGCCACCGGTGGACTCCCGGCGAGTTTTACGACTTGATCGTAAAAGCCCCTTGTCGAAGAGACGTTCGATGGTCGTGACAACGTCGTTGTGGCGAGCCTCGACAAGATCCGCGATCTCGCGGCTGGTCATGGTGGCGGCCTGGCCGCCGATGGTAGTCAGGTTCATCGCTCTACTCCCGCCATCTGCACCAGTGCGTTTTCCGTTTCGCCGGTAAGGTCAGCGAGGCGTCGGAACACGTCGCGGTGTGTGTACCAGGCGCAAGCCGGACTGACCTTCGCCGCCGACAACGCCATCAGCGCGCCGATCGTGCGCTGTGCCTGCATTAATCGCTTGGCGTGATCTTGCTCGCGCTCTACCCGACCAAGAAAATCGTCCAGAACCTGCTGCGGGCCGTGGTAGTGCAAGCCGTAGCTAAACGTCCCGCACAGCCTTGACGGAGTGTCCGGGACCAGCCCTCTCCTCGAGCGCAAAGACTTCTTGATATCGAGCTCAGTCATGGCCGCTCCTCCCGGTAATGCCAGACAGAAGCCCGGCGAGGTCGGCGCGTGCTCGCTTGGCGTCGCGGTCCAAACGATCAGGGGTGGCGTATTCCGGCGCGTACTCGCCACGGCCTACCCAGCAACGGTTGCCGGGGTAGCGGTCGTTCAGCAGATCGGCGCCGCGCTGGGCCTCTTCCTCGGTCGAGAACGGGGCGACCATCTGGGCTATCGCAATCCCGCCCTTCTGAACGGCCGGTGTGGAGATGAACCAGAACAGAACTCCATCGCCTGAAGACGCACGCTGAAACACGGGACCGGTATCGAAGCTGCCAGGGTTCACAGGTCACGCTCCCGATAGGCCGCGCCGATCTGCTGGTTGTAGGCGTAGAGGAAGTTTCCGGAGTGCAAGAAGACGCGCTCGATCAGGTCATGAATCTCCGTCACAACGGGGTGCCCTCGACCACCAAGGGCGGGAACGACCGACTCCATCAGCAGAGCTCGAAGCTGCCTCATGTCATCACGTGCATGATTGAACAGCTCAATGTCATGCCGGCTGAGCTCTACCCGTTCAACCAGGTCGCCGTCGGTAGGAAGCAGAGGACGAAGGGCCGGTGTCGTGGAGAGTTCAGACATGGCCACCTCCCAGTACGCCATTCACCTCGCGCTCGCGCGCTTTCCACTCGACGACGCTCTCGCGATCAGTCCTTTCAACGTCCTCGCGAAGCCCGGGGACCAACTCGAACAGGATCCTGTCGACCTGCTTGCGGTGTGTGCTGATCTCGTCCGCCTGCTGCGAAGTGCCATCGATGGCGCGCTCGGCCCACTCGGGGAGCTGCCTTTGCAACCGCATTTCGTTGAGGATCGTCCAGAGGCGCGAGGTCAGGTCGCGCTCTGCCCGGATCCCGTGGCGGAGCATGGTGATTGAGGAGTTCATTGCTGGTCCTCCTCACGCAGGGAGTCGAGCGCGGCGTCAACCAAATCGCCAGCCATCTCTGCAGCAATCTCCAAGGCATACAAGCACGCGTGCTCTTCGTCGGAGGTGGTCAGTGCTCCGAGAATGCTAGAAACACTTAGCGTCAGGGCGATGGCCGTGCTCAAGGCCTCTTCAACCGTCGTGGTCGGGTTAATCGCTGCGAATCTTCGCGGCGGAAGCTGAGACACCGGCGCCTTCAGTACGGCCGGCCCGAGCTTGAGCGCGCTCATGCCGCACCGCCTTCGTGTCGCGACACGTTTTCAGCATTTCTGGATTGGGTCGCGACACCAGCCCGGCAAGCTCTGAGCAATGCGCCAGCCATGCTCCCCAGCAGGGCGAGAGTATTGAGTTCCTGAGAGAGCAGCGGCTCGCCGGCATCGTCCATCGCCCGGGTCATTCTCAAAAGAATCAGGTGAACCGCCTCGCTGATGTCCTCGGCGGCGGCCAGAGCCGCGTCAACCGGCCGGTCGGCAACAATGGAGAACAAGAACTCATCCCCGTTGAGAGGATCGAAGCAAACCTGGTGGTCAGTGGTAACGGCGCAGGGGACTTGCGCGCTTTGAGTTTTCTGTTGCATAGTTAATTCGTCCTTCGAAAGACAAATTGATATCCAGGCAGTCGCTCCAACGACTACCGACTAAAGGCCTCGCGAAAGCGGGGCTTTTGCTTTCCGGCGTTTGGGTCAGCCGGGCCGCAAAGTGGCGCCAGGACACTCCGTGCTATCGTTTGCCCCCTGGACGGGGAACAGACGGAGATCCGAGGTATGGCAGTAATGGGAGTGGTATGCGGCTATCACGCTAACCTTCCTCGCTATGCGATTCGCACCGACGATGGGTTTGCGATCGTTGATGTGCTGGTTGGCGAGCTTCGGATTGGGGACTCGGTGCGCGGCGCCCTAGACGACAACGGGATGGCGATGCTGATAAACCGAACCACCGGAGAACTTGTCGAAGTCGCCGTTGAAGCTGTTCACGCCAGCCAAGACGCCGCAGAATCTCTGCTTCGTCGTAAATGACACCAGCCTCAAAGCCCTGCCCGCGCCAGGCGGCCGCGATCCGATCACGCTGAACATCCAGCCCGAGGAAGCGAGCCATCTTCGAAAGGAAAGTCACGGCGCCACCTCGGCACTGGATGCCTGAACAGCACTACCGACACCCTGCACCATCACGCTCGGTGCAGCTACGATTTGCTCAAGGTCGGGGGCAACGCTGCCAGCCGGCAGGCCGCCCCAATCGATGTCCGGCCTGAGCTCGAAGCGAGTGACGGCGCCACCGGTGGCCTGTTCGACCTTGATGGCACGCTCAGCGGTGATAGAGCGGTCGCCGGAGATCAAGCGGGACAGGTAGGAAGGTGCGACCCCGAGAACAATGGCAAGGCGCTTTTTGCCGCCTCTCGGAAGGCTCTGCATGTACGTCGGCAGGTCCATGGAATTTACCAATTGGTTCACTTGGAGGAGATATTTACCAAGCGAATGTACCAAGTCAAGGTAATTTCCCTCTTGGGAAACAAATGGTGTAATGGGCGCATGGACATACATGACATAAGACGGCAACGCCTGAAGCGGATAATCGCCGAGACATACAGCGGAAACGCTGCAAAGCTCGCGATGGAGGCGGAGCTATCCCCTTCGTACCTTTCTCGCATCTTCACGAGCAACCCAACCCATCGCCGAAACATTGGCGAGAAGCTCGCGCGCAGCATCGAGCAAAAACTCGGTCTGAACGAGGGAGCGCTGGACGTACCGGTTTACGATTCGGTGCTGGAACGCACGCCGGAGGGTTTTAGGGTCGTACCCGCCAATCCTCCTGCAGCGCAGTCAAATGCCGAGTACGTGGGCATGATCAGCGTCTGGGATGACGACACCCCAGTGGAAGAGGATGAGGTGGAAGTGCCGTTCTTGAGGGAAGTAGAGCTGGCAGCAGGAACGGGTAAGACCTACATCGAAGAGACGTCGCGCTGGAAGCTCCGCTTCGGTAAGTACACCCTCCGCAGGAAAGGCGTTCAGCCAGAGAACGCTGTGTGCGTAGTGGTTCGCGGCAACAGCATGGAGCCGATCCTCCCGGACGGCTCAACGGTCGGCGTAGATCGTGGCGCGACAAACATCGTGGACGGCAAGGTCTACGCCCTGAAGGACGACGGAATGCTGAGGGTCAAAACCCTTTACCGCCTGCCGGGTGGAATGGTCCGCCTACGCAGCTATAACCGCGATGAGTACAGCGATGAAGACCGTGAACTCGAGTCCATCGAGATCATAGGTCGCGTGTTCTGGTCATCTGTCCTCTGGTGACAGACCTGGAATAGGCGTACGAAAGAACAGCCCGGCACAGCGCCGGGCTTTTTTTGCCCAAAATATTTACCAAAAGGTATTGACCTCAATTTACCACTTGGTAATCTTGCGCCAACACCACGAGGTAAAACACATGGAAACCATCAACACAGGCAAATGGAAAGGCACTATCGGCATGGGCCTCGCGCCCCGCGAGCTTGAGGCGACCTTGCTCGCCGCCGATGAGATGAGCGCGAAGGAGATCGCGCGGGTGATGGGCATCTCCCCAGGCACCGTCCAGAAGCGCCTCGATGACGCGCGCTTCAAGCTGGGCGCCAAGACTGTTCGCGGCCTGGTGCTGGAGGCGTACAAGCGCCAGATTATCAGCCCCCTGTGTTGGCATCCTCGCCCTCCTGGCGGCAGCACAACCCCTCCTCGATGAAGACCCGGCCATGCGGGCGCGCCGTGGCGGCGAAAGGAAGATCGAAACTCGCCCGACTGCTCGCCGCGATGGCGTGGCCTGGGTGGCGTGATCATGGCCTGGGACAGAAACGACCCGCTCAACATCCTGGCGCTACAGCTCGACGGTGAACTGCGCGCCGCAGCCGACTTCTGCCATGGCTACAACGGGCCGGCACAGCGCGCTTTCGCCCGGCACATCCAGGGCCTGGGAAAGTCGGTCGACGAGCTTACCGTGGCAGACCTGAAGGCAGCGGCCGCATTTGCTGAAGCAGAACTGAACGACCTGCAACAGAGAGGACTGATCTGACGCGGCAGACCGAACGCGCCGAAGCAGCCCAGCAGTAATCAACCGATTTTCGCGAAAGCCAACAACCGCGGCAGGCCATCGGCTTGCCTGGAGGAAAGCATGGACAAGAAACCTCTCATCAAGCCCGGGAAGCTCTTCCTGATCTGTATCGCGCTGCTGGCCTATGCCGGACTGTCAGTCGCCCTGGTGGGCGGCATTGGGCCGGCCCTGGTCAGCAGTCGCGACGACGTTCTGGTTTTCGCGGGATTCGCCATCCCTGGCGTCTGGTTGATCGCCTCGGTCTGCCTCGGCGTCCACCTCGCCAACACCCGCCGCGAACAAGCGGCCACCACCAGCAAGGAGAAAGACCAATGAAGCGGATTCCCGCTGCTGCAATGCTGTGCCTGCTCGCCGTCCTGGCGGGCTGTTCGAAGGTGCCTGCCGGCAACGTCGGCGTGATCGTC